GTGGCATATTGAAAGTGTTTAGGCTATAATCACGCTTCTTCCAAAGGTAGCACCTAAGCCTCGGTGGCGAAATTGGTAGACGCAAGGGACTTAAAATCCCTCGGTTATAGCCTTACACTCCCCTTAAACCCTTTAAGAATCCTGCTGACTTATCAGGATTTACACGGGTTTATTTATTGCAATAAGTCTTACTATAGTGTAAGATATACCCATCCTCAATTGAGAGGTGGCAAATAGGAGTCTAAATGGAAATAAACAAGCTAACAAAAGCGCAGTTAGTACCTCAATACTTGATGCACAGCTACTTATATTACATAGAGGGTAGCCCGGTGTTAAGTGACCGCAGTTATGATTTGTTATGTATCAGATTATTAGCTGAGTGGGATGAGGTAGAACACCCTCATAAGGACATAGTGGACAAGGAGAGTCTTAGTAGCGGTACAGGATTTTACCTCAAGGAAGAGGATTACCCTCTAATAGCTGTAATGGCAGCCCGTGAGTATTTCCTAGAGGACTCAGAGGGGGTGCAATAGATGGACACTATAGCCCAACCGCCCCTGTATGATGAACAGGTAAGACTTGAGGAGAGGATGCTAGAGTTAGGCATTAGTAGGTTTAAGAAGAATGATGAACAGTCAGTACCCTCCCAGACCTTATCAGGTATAGCCTTGATGAAACGTACAGTCAGTAGTATCGAAGAGGGTATATGCGACTACCTTAAGGCTACACTCTCAGGTGAAGCAGGCAGAGGTAACAGGCATACTAACGCTATGATGCTCAATATGATTGAACCTAAGGTATCAGCTTACTTAGCCCTTAAGGTTACCTTAGACCACCTATCGGGTAACAACGCCTTGACTGCTACTGCAATGACGATAGCAGGCTTGTTAGAGGATGAGTTTAAGTTTGATTTGTTCCGTAAGGAAGAACCGAGGTTATATCATGCGGTTAAGAAGTCGGTAAGTAAGCGTACATCCAACCGTCACTACAAGAGGTACAACCTTATCCATAGTATGAATGCTAATGCGTTAGTAACCTATGAGCCTTGGAGTAGGACTGAAAAGCTACACTTGGGGTGTAAGTTACTGGACATTATCGTTCAGAAAACAGGTCTAATAGAAAAGCAGAAGCAGGGACATGGCAAACGCACCAAGCTAATCATAGTGGCTACCAAAGGTACACTAGATTGGATTAAAGAGGTCAACCGTAAGGGTGAATTACTACGCCCGGCATACGCACCCTGCATCATCCCCCCCAAGCATTGGACAGGGGCATACGAGGGGGGCTATTGGAGCGATAAGATAAAGCCATTACCTTTGGTCAAGACTAACAACCGATATATCCTAGAGGAAATAGAGAACCATGAGATGCCACTAGAATACAAGGCTATAAACGCCTTGCAGGATACACGGTGGAAGATAAACAAATCCGTACTATCGGTTGTCGAACAAATTTGGGAAGCAGGGGGTGGTTGGGCAGGGATACCTAGCAGGGATGATATACCAATACCTACGTCACCTGTACCCAAGTCCTTAAGAAAAGAGGATATGACCCCTATACAGCTTGAGCGATTCAAGATGTGGAAGAGGTCAGCATCCCTTCTCTACAATAAGAATGCCAAGATGGGTTCTAAGAGGCTCAACCTAATGCGAACCATAGCGATGGCTAGGGAGTATAAGGATGACCTCCACTTTGTATATCAGAATGACTTTCGTGGTAGAAAATATGCGGTAAGTTCATTCGTTAACCCCCAAGGTACCGATTATTCTAAGTCCTTACTGGTATTTGGTGAGGGTAAGGCTATTGAAAATAAGGTAGCATTGCATTGGTTGTGTGTACAGGGGGCTAACACCTATGGTAACGATAAGGTTACCTTTGATGAACGGGAGAAGTGGGTACAGGATAATGAAGAATGGATTATTAAGTCTGCCGAATCACCCCTAGAGTTTCGGTGGTGGGACGGAGCAAGTGACCCACTACAATTCCTAGCGTTCTGCTTTGAGTATGCAGGGTTCAAGCGTGAGGGCTATGGTTTCATAAGCCACTTACCTGTAGCCCTAGATGGGCGTAACAATGGGCTACAACATCTTAGTGCTTTGGGTCTTGATGAGGTAGGGGGTAAGGCTACATGCTTAATACCCTCTGATACCCCAGAGGACATGTACCAAATGGTATATGGGATGGTGTGGGAGAAGGTCTTAGCGGATTCTCATAACCCCATAGCCCAACTATGGATAGCCTTTGGAGCGTCTAGGAAGACGGTCAAGCGACCTATCATGGTGATACCTTACGGTGGTACTAGGTTCTCTTGTTCAGAATATGTACAGGAGTACATCAACGAACAGATTGATGGGGGTCAAGAGGATGTGTTTGGGGATGACATGTTTACAGCAGTCCTATACTTCTCTGGGTTGCTATGGGAGACAGCTAACGATGCCGTGCCTAGCGCACGAAAGATAATGTCCTACCTCCAATTGGTAGGGAAGATACTATCGGATGAGAATCTTCCCGTAATATGGAAGACACCCACAGACTTCTGGATTCATCAGCATTATCCCGATACTAAAGCTAGGCGAATAACCACCCACATTGATGGGGTACTTATAAAGCCACAGGTTCGTGTGGATGACTATATGACCATAGATAAAAGGAGAGCAATCAATGGTATTGCACCTAACTTTACACATGGTAACGATGCGAGTGCCATGACCTTGACTGTTTGTAAGGGAGTAGATGAGGGTATGAAGTCCTTTGCGATGATACATGACTCTTATGGGGTTCACGCTGCTGACACAGAGATGATGGGCAAATTGATAAGGGTAAGTTTCGTAGAGATATATCGGGAGGACAGGTTGGAGGAATTTGCTAACTATGCCAGAGAAGTATGCAAGGACATACCCGAACCACCACCCAAAGGCTCATTGGATATTGAGGATGTATTAAACTCTAAGTATTTCTTTGCTTAGAGTTATACGATAATGGATGACTTACGATAAGGTGCAATTGATGGACACTCAAGTATATTTTAAAACTATAAACGATTCACATAAATTAGTAACAACGATAAACCTACTATTAGCGAGGGACATAGCAATACCGATAGACCTACATGCCAGAGCAGTCGAAGCAGGCATAGATGTAGAAGCAATACTTAACAAACGTAAATAACCCGAAAAGGAAAATCAAATATGACAACAAGCACACCCGAAAACTTCTCAGTATTAACAGGACAGGCATACTTCTGTGCATTCATCACACCCGATAGCTACAAGGGTGGACCCAAGACCTACAAAGGCAGACTACTGATTGAAGAGAGTAGTGCAACAGACCTAATCAAGTATCTCGATGACCTGACGGACTCTCATGTAGATGAACTTAAGAAAGAGAACCCTAAGAAACGTATCAACATCAACCCCATGTACACCTACATGGACCAGTTCCCCGGTATGATTGCGGTTTCATTCAAGCAGTTAGCGGAAGTACCCACTAAGGATGGTGGTATATGGGAACCAAAAATTGCTATCTACGATGCTAAGGCAAAGAAGGATAACAACATTAAATCAATCCCTAATGGGTCAACCATCAAAGTGTCATGGCAACCAAGACCTTGGTATGTACCGGGCAATAGCATGTGTGGAATCAAGATGCAACCCATTGGTGTACAGATTATTAACTTAGAAACGGAACTAGAGGGTGGGGATGCAAACCCATTCACCGAAGTATCAGGACAGGGAGTCTATGAGGCGCAAACACATAAAGAAGATGAAAAGGGGGAGGACTTATTCTCCGATACAACCGAAGAAGAACCAACTGGGTCAGACTTTTAGGTCTAACTTTGAGTATGAGTTCGCAGAGGATTTAATACTAAGGGGAGTCCACTACGAGTACGAAACTACTAGAGTTGACTACCACCAGAAGAGATTCTACAAGCCAGACTTTGTTCTGGACAACGGCATCATCATTGAAACCAAGGGGTATTTCTATAGTGAAGACCGTACCAAGCACAAGTTAATTAAGAAACAGCATCCTGACCTAGACATTAGATTTATCTTCATGAATCCTGATGCCAAAGGTCAGGCAAGCAAGGTAACTAATGCTCAATGGTGTAAGAAGAATGGATTCAAGTACGCAAGGATGCGACTACCAAGGGAATGGGCGGATGAGAAGAACAACTGATTTTGTTGTTGTCAAGGAAGTAAATGATATATGCCCTTGCACCAGACAGGAGATAGACAGGGTACACAGAAGGAGAGGGTGGCTAAGGATTGGCTACCACTTTGTTATAACAGCAGAGGGAGAGATACAGAAGGGTAGAGATATAGAGGACGCAGGGGCGCACTCTAGGGGGTTTAATGACTGCGCTATTGGCATAGGGATTTGTGGTCCTGGGGTCACCGAGTTGCAGTCATCCTCTCTACTGTCATTGGTTACGGTGTTGACCATGAAGTACCCCGGCATAGAAGTAATAAACCATCCCTTATATAGGGATACCGAAGAGGAGTTTGATGCAGAATTATGGTGGAAGAATACCCTGAGTCGAATCTCATAATGAAGACATCATGTCCTAGCTGTTCATCGTCAGATGCTAATTGTATCTACGATGATGGACATGAGTATTGCTTCAGTTGCGGTCATCGTTCCGCTAAAAATAAAAACTACGAACACAAACCTAAGAGGAAACAAATGTCAATAGATTTAATAGAGGGTGGGGTGACTCAAGCACTCCCAACAAGAGGGATACACGGTGATACAACCAAGAAGTACCAGTATGAACGAGGTACTTTCAAGGGCAAGCCTTGCCAGATTGCCAACTACTATAAGGACGGCAGTAGGGTTGCCCAGAAACTTAGATTTCAGAACAAGGACTTCTTGTTTATAGGGGATACCGCAGAGGCAGGGCTATACGGTCAATGGTTGTTCAATGGAAATAACAAAATGGTTGTGGTGTGCGAGGGTGAAATAGACACGCTGACTTGTAGTCAGATTTTCGGCAACAAATATCCTGTGGTTGGAGTACCAACAGGGGCTAGTGGTGCTAAGAAAGCAATCAAGAAGTCACTTGAATGGCTATGCCAATTTGAGAAGGTGGTGTTGGCATTTGATATGGATGAGCCGGGGCAACTGGCAGCCCAAGAGTGTGCATCTTTGTTGCCACCTAACAAGGCACGGATAGCCCACCTAGAACTTAAAGACCCTAATGAAATGCTCAAGGCAGACAAGGTAAAGGAACTAACCTCTGCTATCTGGGAAGCTAAGGCGTATCAACCTGACGGCATTCTAAATGGTCAGGACTTATGGAATCTAGTAAGCACGGAAGATAAAACTGAATCAAGGATGTACCCCTACGATGGTTTAAATAAGATGACCAAGGGTATCAGGCGAGGAGAGATTGTTACCATCACCGCAGGGAGTGGTATTGGTAAGAGTCAGGTAGTACGAGAGTTCTCCCATCACCTTTTAAATCAAGGGGAGAGCATAGGCTACATTGCCTTAGAAGAGAACGTCAAGAGGACTGCTTTAGGGTTGATGTCGTTGGCTATCAACAAGCCATTACACTTGGGTACTGAGCATGTCACGGATGAGGAGTTGAAGTTAGCCTTTGATAATACCTTGGGAACAGGGAGGGTGTACCTCTATGACCATTGGGGGTCAACGGAAACGGATAACCTACTAACAAAGATTAGATATTTAGCTACCACAGGGGGGTGTAGTTATATAGCCTTAGACCACATCTCAATATGTGTAAGTGGTATGGAAGGGGGTGACGAGCGCAGAATCATTGATAACTTAATGACTAACCTCAGGTCACTCGCTGAAGAACTTAATATTGGATTGATGTTGGTCAGTCATCTGAAAAGACCTAGTGGGGATAAGGGTCATGAGGATGGCGCACAGACTAGCCTAGCGCAACTAAGAGGTTCAGGTGCTATCGGTCAGTTGTCTGACATGGTAATCGGGTGTGAGCGTGACCAACAGTCAGCAGACTCAGCCAACGTGACTACCTTGAGGATACTTAAGAACAGATGGACAGGTCAGACAGGTATCTGCTCAACACTTTTCTATGACCTCAACACAGGTAGGATGACTGAGATAGCCACCACAGAAGAAGGCGTAGAGGTTGGGGAAGACAACCCTTTTAGTAATGTAGACATGGAGGAAGGCGCATGGGTTTAGAGATTAATGAAGGTGGACTGTGGGTTGGAGATACGTTTATCTCTTGGGATGACATTCGTAACAAGGTAGTAGAGACATACCCTAAAGATAACATGGTGGATGTAAAAGCAGTAAGGGCAATCGTTGATGAGTTGAGATACCTAGCTGACGATATTGAAGCGGAATACTGATGCGGTTGGTATTCGATATTGAGACTAATGGGTTGTTGGATAAGGAAGACCTAAAGATTCATTGTATCGGCATACATGACTTAGACAACGGATGGACTAAAGTCTATGACAACAGGACTAACCTAATAGACACAGCACTTAAGATGCTGAACAGAGCAGACCTAATTGTGGGTCATAACATAGTAGGCTTTGACATACCCGTCTTACAAAAAGTAGATTCAGGGTTGTTTGAAGTATTTAAGCTAACAAATCAGAAGGTTATAGATACGCTAGTAATGAGCAGGCTAATGCACCCTGACATAAGGGAGAAAGACTTCAATGCCCTTAAGAAAAGAGTACCTTGGGTCAGCAACAATATGAACCTAATAGGTAGCCACAGCTTGAAGGCGTGGGGGTTGAGGTTGAATGTGTTGAAGGGTGACTATGGAGACACAACGGATTGGTCTGAATGGTCACAGGAAATGAGCGACTACTGTCTACAGGATGTAGAGGTTACTGCCCACTTATTTAAACAGATGGCAAGAGTTAGGTACTCAAAGGATGCCATCGACTTAGAGCATGACATAGCGCAGATATGCACACAGCAGACTACGGATGGTTTCCCGTTTGATGTGCCTAAAGCCTTGGAGTTGTATGGGGAGTTATGTGCTAAGAGGGCAGGATTGGAGAAGAACCTCAAGGAAGAGTTCGGTAACTGGTGGATTAATAAAGGTGAGGTAGTACCCAAGAGGACACTTAGGTTCAAGGATAAGACCAGAGGTGATTTTACTGAAGGTCAGTCGTACACTAGAGTAATACATACTGAGTTCAATGCTAACTCTAGGGAGCATATAGCAAAGCGATTGATTGATTTGTATGGGTGGCAACCAGAACTATACACCGACAATGGACAACCTAAGGTTGACGAGACTGTGTTGAGCGGCTTGGACTACCCACATGCCAAGTTGCTATCTGAGTATTTAATGATACAGAAACGCATAGGTCAGTTAGCAGAGGGGAATCAAGCGTGGCTAAAATTAGAGAAGGAAGGAAAGATACATGGAAGGGTTAACACTATGGGGGCAGTTACTAGCAGATGCACCCACTCTAATCCCAATGTGGCACAGGTGCCAAGCGTATCTGCTCCCTATGGTAAGGAGTGCCGGGCTTTATTTCATGCTCCCGATAATTCTTTTCTTGTCGGTGTTGATGTTAGTGGGCTTGAGTTACGTTGTTTGGCACATTATATGTTTCCTTTTGACCAAGGTAAGTATGCACATGAACTACTGGAAGGGGATATACACACGGTCAATCAACTGGCAGCAGGACTAGAGTCTAGGTCACAAGCCAAGACATTCATTTACGGATTTCTTTATGGGGCAGGCCCAGAGAAGTTAGGTGAGATTGTAGGTGGGGGTAAGAAGGAAGGAACTAAGTTACGGAACTCATTCCTTAAGAAGACCCCTGCTATTAAGAGACTAAGGGAAGAGGTAAGTAAGAAGGTTAAAGCGGAAGGGTGGCTCAAAGGTTTAGACGGTAGACGTATACCCATACGGTCTGAGCATGCTGCACTAAATTCATTACTCCAATCAGCAGGGGCAATCATCTGCAAGAAGTGGTTGGTGATATTTCATGAACAATTAAGGAAGAATAATTATGAAGGAATTACTCAGGTTGCATTTGTCCATGATGAAGTACAGTTGGTTGTATCGGGTGATGAGACTAAAGCTAAAGCTATCGGGGAGGTTGCGATAGATGCAATTAGACTTACTGGAGAATACTACAACTTCAAGCTACCCCTTACAGGGGAGTTTAACATCGGTAGAAACTGGGCAGACACCCACTAACAGGAAGTGCAGAACATGTGGCGAAGTTAAAGAGTTACATGAGTTTTCCAAAGATTCGACTCTTAAATACGGTAGAAGAAATGGATGTAAATCGTGTCTTGCTACTACACGTAGACTAAGGATGAAGACCAATAAGAAAAGTTATCTGGGCAAGTACATACACCTAATGACGGCTAGGTATGGGCTTACTTGGGAAACACATACAGCGTTGATGCTTAGGGCAGAGGGGCGTTGTGACTCCTGTAATGCTTATTTCACCTCAGAAACTAAACACATACATGTCGACCATTGCCACACCTCCAAGGATGTAAGGGGTCTACTGTGTTCGGGATGTAACACATCGGCAGGTCGTTTGGATGAATGCCCTGACAAAATATTCAGCTTAATTAAATACATAATGGAAACACGCTACAACCCTTTTTTAAAAGCAGAAGACTTACACTTAAGTAAGACACAACAATAAGGATAACTACACCTATGAAAGTAGAACTATTAAATACGATGGGGAACGATGACACTATAGCTAACGCAGCAAGAGTGTCGTATGCAGAGACATCATCAGGTTACTCTCTAGACCAGAACAACCGTCTAATAAGATACCTTGCCAAGCATGGGCATTGGAGTCCATTCGGGCATGTACAGGCACAGTTTAGAATTACCGCGCCAATCTTTGTGGCACGACAGTTAGCCAAGCATCAGGTAGGTCTGGTGTGGAATGAAATCTCGTACCGATATGTTAAGGCTGAACAATCTTACTGGGAACCAAAGGAGTTACGGTCAGACGATAAGAGCATTAAGCAAGGCTCAGGCAAAGGAGTTATTTTGGGGATGAAGGCATTGATGGCAAGGTCAGTATATGACTCTGCGGTATTAGCATCATCCACCGCATACAAGACCCTATTGGGTTTAGGCGTGAGCAAGGAGCAGGCACGTTCTGTGTTGCCTACAGCAGTTAACACCGAATGGTACTGGACAGGTTCAGTATTGGCATTCTCTAGGATTTGTAACCTAAGACTAGACAAGCATGCACAGGCTGAAACAGGAGAGATTGCCCAACAAATATCAGACCAGATAAAGGTCTACTTTCCCGAAGCGTGGGAAGCACTAACAGGAGTAAACGATGAAAGCTGATTTAATAATTGATGGTGACATCGTGGTCTTCCAAGCGTGTGCTGCTAGTGAAAGAGCAATCAAGTGGGATGATGACCTATGGACTCTCCAGACAGACGAGTGGGAAGCCAAGCATAAAGCACACACTTCAATCGAAAGAATCATAGCGAAGGCTAAGGACTACTTTGATATTGGCTATGTGCATGTAGCTATCTCATCTACCACTAATTTCCGTAAGGAAGTATACCCTGACTATAAAGCTAACCGAATCAACAAACGGAAACCTCTGTGTATCCGTGAAGTGGTTGCGTACCTAGCTACTAAGTATCCAGTAAAAGTATGGACAGGTATTGAAGCCGATGACGTTATGGGTATCTGGGCAACCATGAACCCAGACCAAGAGGTTTTAATCTACTCAGCCGATAAGGATATGGCAACCATACCGGGCGCATGGCACATGAAGAATCTGGATGATGAGCCAGTTAAGATTACCCCTCTTGAAGCAGACCGTAATTGGTTCACTCAGGCACTCACAGGTGACAGCGTGGATAACTATGCAGGCATCAAAGGTGTAGGACCAGTTAAGGCTAAGAAGATATTGGATGGAGCAGCCACAGCATTAGAAATGTGGGAGCGAACCCTCAAGGCATTTGTGGGTGCAGGCTACACCCAAGGGGAATGCCTAACACAAGTAAGGTTAGCAAGAATCCTGAGACATGGGGACTACACAGAACTAACAGGAGAAGTGAAACTATGGAGTCCAGAATGGTCAAGAAAGTAGGCTTATCAGATGTAACCCCCGAAGAGTGGGATTCCATTCAGAAGACTCACGAAACAACAAGGGGTATGAAAATGTACCACCACAACTCCCCTAAATATAAACAGGTGGGAGGTGACCACTACAAGAAGATGGCAATCCAACCCATCGACTACTGTGTGGCTAACA